AGATTTGATAAGGAAAACTTTTGGTAAATTCAAATGTTTTCCCATCAATACTGCTTACTTTTTTAGTTTGACTTAATGCATTCCAAAACAAACCTTTTCCGCTTCCGCCATTAGGATTTTCGCTTATTGTTTCATCATTAAAAATAATTGCTTTGTTGTTTGCTGATGTTTTAAATGAATGTAAAAGGTAACCAATTACAGATTTAAATGAATTATACTTTTCTACATTTTTACCGGATATAAGCCAAAGAAATTTTCTAAAAACTGCTTCATGATGATCATATTTTTGATACTCTCTATTTATAATTTGTCTTTTCCAAACAAATCCATCTAAATCTAAATAATCAATAGTTTCAATATTTTCAGAAGTTACTTTAACAACACAATTATTGAAGTATAAAAAACATTCAGTTTGTGTATCTTCTTTTATATTTATTTCTGAACTTTCTAAAAAACTTAAAAAATCAGATTGAAAATATTTATTATTTGATGCCATAAAATCATAAGGTTGGAACCCTATATCATCACGACTTAATAAATGGTTAAGAACAAAATCTTTTATCTTTTTCTCACTTGTTTCCTCAACTAAATTTTGGTCAATTTTTATGAATGTAAAAGTATTGGCATCAGTTGGGAAGTATTTAAAAAAGTTATTTTGTTGGAGCCAAAATTTATATTTATGTGGACTTAAATTTATCCTTCCTTTGTCATTATAATACCAAAAATCTGAAACAGATAACTCTTCTTTTATATCGTCAATACAACTTTCAATTTCTTCTTTTTTATATTCAGAATAGTTTTCAATTACTTCTTTTTTATTTTTACCACTTCTTATCTGTTTTTCTATTTTTTCTTTTACTAATTTATCCTCAAAAAATTTAGTTCTAAAATTAGCAGTTTTTTTATATGCAGAGTTTAATGTTGTTAAAATTTCCTTCCTATCAAAATCTTCTTGTTCAAATTGATAAAGAGTTTGTTCAGCTACATTTTTATCAATTCCAAAATCATTTAAAGCGGATGCTAATTTAAATATGCTTTTATTTCTTTCATTTGGATTGTATTTTTTCTCGAACCATTTTAAAAGATTATTTATAATAATATTATCAGATTTAATTGCTATAGAAACATTTTTTTTGCCTAAATCTTCTACTTCAACAGAATCAATCTTATCCCAAACTTTAGAGTTATCATTTAAAAATAAATCAGGATCATAACTTTCAAAACAAAATCTACTTACATCGCTTCCACTATCATCCCAGTTAGGATGATTGTAATAATTCTTTAAAGATTTAAAATATTCTTTATGATTTTCAATCTCTTTAGGTATTTTTACCAATGCTTTTACTCCATTTGCACTTGGCGAAATCCAACAACTATATATATAATCATCATCAGATATAGAATTTTTAAAATCAATAGCATCCTGTTGCGTTTCAAACTTATCAAAATCTAAAATACATAAACCTGAATGTTCTTTTATTCCTGCTATTGAACGATATTCAAATACTCCATTAAAACAAACACCCGGTAATTTTGTTTTATTTTTATCATAATCAATTTTAGGTAAAGTTCTTAACCAATCAATAGTTTCTTTACTTTTTCCTTTTTTAATTCTATCTAAACAAAATAAAACATCTTTTGTAAAGCCATTTGATACATCACTGGCTTTCTTGTATATTGTTACATTCATAGGTTATAAATTAATATAAGTTATTAATTTATGCTCTATTTCATATTCATGAAAATATTCCCAAGCTTGTTCAACTTTATTTTTTGATTTATTATCAGGAACATTTTCCCAAACAACAGTCAATAAACCTTTATGGTCATGTAATAAATAAATGTTATCAATTTCAAAATTCAGCAACATTTTTCTCAAAGTTCTTAATCTTTCATCTGTGTGGCTTTCACCCCCACCATCTGTTCTTAAAATTTTCATAGTTATAAAATTTAATTAAAAAAATAAACCCCATTACCAGCAGTGGTAGGTGCGTGGTAATGAGGTCTTGTAATAAGTTTATAAATTGGCTACCACTCCAACGATTACAAATATAATAAAAAAATTAATATAAAAAACATTTATTAAAAAAGTACACAAGTACACATTGAAAGCCTTATATATATTATAGAAAAAAAACTTTTTTATTTTTTTTATTTTTTTTAGAAAAAAGTCAAATCAAAGTGTATATGTGTACTATTTTGTTGTAAACCCTTATGTTTATTGACTTTAATAACAGTACACATTTATAAATTAATGTGTACTTTATAGCTTATAAAGTGTACTATTTAATAAAAAAAGTAAATTCAATACTTTAGTATTAAAATAAAAAAACCACCGGTTAAGGTGGTTTAATTAGTTGTGTTGAATGCTATTTAAAAATCTAAATCATCAAACTCTGAAGCTTCTTGCGATTCATTAAAGTCATTGGCTATGTCACCATTTAAAACCACCTCAATTTCGTTAATATCTTTTTTAACTAAATAGGTTTTAAGGTATGCCTCTAATGTATCAAAACACTCATCCGCTTGTGTGGCTTCAGATTCGGTTAAAGACTTATCAAATACAAAGTTTGGCATCGAGAATTTAACAGCTCCCTTTTTGCCATCTTTGGTATCTTTAACAATAATCCACTCATCAGCTAACCTGGAACGAGTCTTTTGCGTAAAATCACCCCATTGTTGTGTTGCACTTCCTTTAAGTTGAATATTGGCCAATGATCCATCTTCAAGCATAACATAAATGCTTCTTGTATAATGGCCTCCAGCTGCAACAATTTTTTCTTTTATGTCTTTGTATAAACCTTTGGCAATTTCATTACCTTTGAAGGGTTTAACAGTCATCTCCTCTTTTGAAATGAATTTAACTTCATTAGAGTAGATGCTACTACTTGTGGCATCATTCCAACCTTTAACAGTATGCAGTTCATCAAGAACTAAAAACTTAAATGGTAAAGGGATTTGAACGTTCTCTTGTTTCTCTTTGTCATAATAAGAAAAACATTTGTCGTTTGATTTCCACTCGATAAACTTTGTTGCTGGATTGCTTTGCGGTTGTGCAAAGGCTTGTTTGCGATTACTCATAATTTTAATATTTGTTTATGGTCCGGAATTAAGATGCCCGAACCTTGCATCTGTTAATTATGATATGCTAATATAATATTATTTTGGTATATTACCAAGAGATAGCTAAAGTATCTTTGCGTGGTGATGTGCTTACTCTTGTAACTTCAACCCCATCATCATCGTAAATGCTTGAATTAGATTTTAAGGCTACCTTCAGGAGCATTTCCCTCTCGTTTAGTTTTTCTTTGATTTCAGACCATTTAAAATCGTCTTTATAGTTTATGGTTTCACCACCATTTCTGAATGTTCCTTTAAGGCCAAATGCCTCAAAGTTCTCTTGTGGCACTACTTCTAAAATTTTAGCAGTTATAACGTCAAGTGCTTCTTGCATTCTTTTAGCCTGGGCCAGGAGTTCGTACTTGTCAACTTCTCCGCCATCTATAACATCAGTTATAAATTTAGTTGCAGAGAATTGGATCTCTTTTTTGTTTGGCAAGAAGTTCTGTGTTTGTACTTCTTGCTCTCTCATCATCTGAAATAAATCTTTATTACTCATAAAATAGGTCTGATAAATTGTTTACTGAAAAGCTTTTGTTACTCGTGTTCATAATCAATGTAAATGCATCCGATATCGTCAGCAAAGAATACAAATAATTATCTTCTAATGTTTTTACCAATCTTGCGTGGGAGTTTGGATATAGTTCCGCCATCACTTCCAACTGCTCTTTGTGTTCTTCTTTTAAATTTTCAAATAGTGTTTTCATAATAGTTTGAAATAAAAATCCCTCTTTCAAAAACATAGGTCAGTATGTTAATGTCAGAGGGAATAGTTATGCTTCGGTTTTAAGCACTCTGACCAATGCTTTTACAAATATAGTAATTTATAATTAATAAACAAATTTATTTTTTAATTCTAAATTGATCTAAATCTTTGTTCCATTTGATCCGCAATCTTTCACGCTCTTTACTTGGAACTGAAATAGGCAAAACAACAGCCACATCGTCAATAAATGCTTTAGGTCTGCCTCCGAGATTCTTTTCTTTTTTCATAAGTTTTTAGTTTTAAATGTCCGATTTTTTAGGACTGTTTATATTATTTTTCCTTTTATGTTATCTAATTCGCTTTGTAGTTTTAATTTATAGTTCGGCAATAACTGTCCTTTTGAGTTATAAACTTCCAGTACACTTATTTCGTAAAGTATAAAATCACATTCTCCTCTTTCCGGAGGATCAAAATAATTGCCGGTGCATGGCTTACGATACACCTCAACCTCAATCTCGAAATCAACTACTGCAATACAATTAAAATCATTATCGTAAATTTCAAAGCCTTTGGAATTGATATAGTAATCGAACCAATTATAATTCTCATTACAAAAATCCTTTATTGAATCTAATATTAAATTTTTCATTTTTCCAAAATTAATATTAATAAAATAAACATTGAAGTAATAAATACAAATCCCTTTAATCCTTTTTTAAGTAATTTTTTTACTTTCTTTTTTTCTTTTGGTGTCATTTTCTTTTAAATTCTATATTAAACAATCCGAAATTAAAACTACGTGGCTCTACATAAACAGGAAAGCGATAGTTGTACATTTCCTTTATTTCAGCAGCTCGTTTCTTAAAACTGCTCTTGTGTTTAACCGGATTAGAAAAATCTAATTTCTCAACATCCAAATCCTTTAAATCTATTCCAAGCGTTACAGCCTGGTTATAAAACTTTTGTTTTGCTCTTATGCTCATAATTAATATAAAAATCGGGTTAAAAAATATACTGCAATCAATCCAATTGCGTAAACTTGGTACTTTTGCTTTGATAAAAATGATTTCATAATTTTTGATTTAATAATTAATAATAAACAAATATAGTTATTTATAATAAACCACCAAACATTTTAGTAATTATTTTTTATTATCTTTGTTATATGAAGCAGCCACGTGTTTTAATTGAAACAGAACATGATCAGGAATACCGAAACTTTGATTTTGTTATTGCTGATGTGAATGGTTGTTATGTAATCGATAGCGAAACAATGTGTTTAGTCTTAAATGGAACTGACTTCATATTAGAGTTCAATGGTGAGCTTTACGATGAAGTTAAAAAGAATATAGCTATTAAAAATTTAATGAATAAAAATTAGCGGGAGTAGTAAATTAAAGATACTCTTTACCTACTCTTTTAAAGGGTAGGTTTAACGTATTAAAAAAAAGATATGGCAAGACCAAGTGAATATAATTTTGATTTATGTATTGAGATTTGCGAGTTAGTTGCAAAAGGAGATAATATTATAAAAGTTTTGGATTCAAACAACTTATATCCAAGTTGGTCAACTTTTAGACGATGGAAGCGTGAGAACGATGAATTACGAACGTTGTACATAAACAGCGTACAGGACAAAGCCGAAGCTTTAGAAAATGAAATGGATGATTATCGTTCTATGTTATTAGCTAAAGAGATTGACGCTTCAACTTATAATACTTTAGTGCAAACATTAAAATGGAAAATGGCTAAATTTTATCCTAAAATGTTTGGCGATAAAGTTCAACAAGAACACTCCGGTGAAATCACTACAAACGTTATTAGTTTAGGTAGTGGAATAAAACCAAATGAATAATATGAGGTTATTACTAAAACAAGAACATGCAATATATTATTTAAAAGACAGCATCACTAAAGAGATTCTCTATGGTGGCGCTGCTCATTAACCCCTCTACTTAATTGTGGAGGGGTGAAAAAGCTGGTGGTGGCAAATCCGCTCTCGGTGTTTTATGGCTTATTGAACAATGTCAAACCTATCCGGCAACTCGTTGGTTAATGGGAAGGTCAAAGCTAAAGACATTAAAAGAAACAACCTTAAACACTTTCTTTGAACTGACATCCAATTTAAAACTATCTACTTCATATAACTACAATAGTCAAACTGGAGTGATCACCTGGACCAATGGAAGTGAAATACTATTAAAGGATTTATATTCTTATCCAGCTGATCCAAACTTTGATAGTTTAGGTTCGTTAGAGATAACAGGAGCCTTTATAGATGAGTGCAATCAAATTTCATTTAAAGCATGGCAAATAGTTACATCCAGGATAAGATATAAGCTAAATGAATATAACTTAACCCCAAAGATATTAGGAACGTGCAACCCTGCAAAGAACTGGACCTATTCAAAGTTTTACATTCCAACTGCTGCCGGAACTATAAACGAAACGAGAAAGTTTATACAATCATTACCAACTGACAATCCTAACTTACCGCCATCC